AGCTTGCTAATACTGCTCTAGTTGCTACACCATTAGCAACTTGCCATACAAATAGTGGACCACCTCTAGGTACAGCAACTAAATCTTCTCCAAAGTTATCAATAGACCATAATCTTAATTGACTAAAAACTGCAACAGGACTTGTGCTTCCCCATGTTCCAGAACCCCATACACCTGCACCCCAACCTGAACCTGAAACAAAAACATCTAATCCTGAGCCATATAAATATGTACCTACAGTACCAGAGCCACCACCACTTCCACTATGATTTGAAGCTACAGCTAAAGTGACTGTATAAGTATTAGTTGTTGTGCTTTGTATTTGATATTCTTGATTTAATACAGAAGCTGTCACATTACCACCTACAGTTGCTGCACCTGAAAATATTACAAAATCTCCGGGATTTGCATTATGAGCTGTATCATTTACTGTTAAAGTTGTAGAACCACTTGTTGCTGTAAAAGTCACATCACCTGCAGCAGTAGTATTATCAACAGGCGTAATGTCGTAAAAAGTATTACCTTCTTGCACATACCATTTTAAATGTGTGCCTAAAGAATTGTAGCTTGCAAGAGTAGATGTTTTGTAAGTATGTAATGCTCTACAAGTTCCTAAAAAACTATTAGTTGAATTTTTAGACCAACCTCCTATTTTTTCTGGTTTACCAAATCTAAATCTAATTTTGTCAGAGTCTGTCCAGCCACCTTCATTTGCATATGAAGTAAGCTCTTTATTGATTCCGGGTCTAAATTGATATTTAACTAATGCCATTTATACTTCGTGCCAAGGCTCTCCTTGAAAAAGCAAAGCTTCTGCTTCTCTTCTTCTAACTAAACCTTGTAGTACTTCTCCTCCTGCCTTGTTCCATCTTTTCATTTGATATGGAACTTCTTCGTACATCTCTTTATTTAAAACTTTAAGCATTGTAGAACTAGCTAAATTTGTTGGTCCTAAGTTATATGTCCAACAGACTAAAGCATCAAACTGACATTGTTCTAATTCAACATCTACTAAATCTTCAACATAACTTTCAAACTCTTCAAGCTCTATTTCTAAAAATGCTTCTGCTTCTTCTTTAGATATTTCCATACCTTCAAATACATCTTTAGTATGACCCCAGCCTATAGTCCATATTCCTACACTATCTTGATAAGCTGTAAGCTCTAAACCCTCAAACTTTTTTATAAGGGCAATACCCTCTTTAGATATTTTCATTTTCTTATTCCTCGTAGGTAGTGACTTTTCTATAGTAGACCACCACTTCTTTAAGCTCATTTATATACCTCTTTAGTTCTTGCATATTGTATGCCATCAGCTCATAGTCTGGAATTGACATAGCCACGAATACTATACGACCTTCTTCTTTTTCTACTCTTTCTAAAAACTCATCAACATTAAGGTCTGATACTACAAACCAATATGGTTCACTTAAGTTTATCTCTCTAGGCATAACTGGTTGAGCTATGGTTCTTTCGAGAGGTTTGCTTATTACATCTACTTGTTTAGGAATCAGGCTGCAACTGTAAGCCATCATCGAGACCATCAATAATACGACTATCTGCTTCAATGCCATCAAATACTTCTTTAGTTCCATTGTTCACCCTCTTTTCTATTAACCCCGGTTTAGCTGCTGCTAGCTTACTAAGATTGTGTCTTTTAAAAATATCTAGATACCTATTCATCTCTAATTGAATTTCTTGATTTCTTGATTGTAGTTCTACTAATCCTCGTGTTTGCATTTCAAAATCTTGTTTCATATTTTCTATAGCTTCTTTTTGTTCTTGGTCTCTCAATTCATATGCTCTATTCAAAGACTGTAATGAAGAGTTTTGCCAATACAAAAATCCACATATAGAAATCAAAACTGCTACTACACCTAATAAAATTTTACTCATTGACTTTGTCTAATTACTATTACTGATGACCCTCCACCATTTACTTTTACTTGATTCATAACTCCATCTTGCTCTAACACAACTAAATAACTTTCTCCGCTATCTATTTGTATAGAAGTAGATTGTGCAACTTCTCTTGTAAGCTTTATTTCTTGACCTGAAACTATTGTAGTTATCTGTGTTTTTTGGTCTTGTCCTATACTTGTGCCTTCTATATTTACAGCAGATATAGTTTGAGTTAGTTCTTCTTCATTATCTAAAACATCAAGCTCTGTAATTATATCAAGCAAATCTTCCAAAAAATTTACATTCAAAGCATCATAATCTAATTCTGTAAATTCTAATTCGTCTTTATCTAAAGAGTCATCAGCTAAGTAATCAATATCTAACTCACCAAAATCTAATAAATTATTATCTTGCTTGCTTTCTGATTGCTCTTCTTCTTGTTCTTTATCTTCTTCTGGCGGTGCAATCAATAACATATTGTTTATAAAATCTAAAGACAAGTCCAATATAACTGGTTTGCTTGGCATAGCTTCATAGACTCTAGTAGTCGTTGCTTGATATGGTTTGTTCAGTATGACTGTACCTATAGCAGTTGTGACTGATATTTCTCCAGAAGGATTTCCATTTTCATCTGGTAATAATATAAATAAACTCTTACCAGTATCAGGTTCTACTGTAATAGTAAAATCTGTGCCTCGTATACCTACTACTGCAGAATTAGTTTTTAACTTAATGTTTTTTTTTGATATTGCATTAGTCAAGCTTGAAGTAAATCTAGCTGTGCCTTTTACAAAATTCAAAGCTAACTTTGAGTTATCTGGATTTGGGTCAAAAACAAACTCGTCTATAACAACCATAGAGTGTTCTGTAATTCTTATAGTCGTATCGTCTACAAACCTTATGCCCATCCGACCAGCTTCAGTTTGTGCCTTATCATAAGACTGGATACCAAAATCAGTCACTACATCATAGTTCTTGTCTCTTTCTATACGAGCATAGCCTGATACTTGTTCTACAGTTCCTATATCAACAACTTGTGCTAACGCCTTGGTCGTTCTGATTGACACAGAAAGTACCATTAGAACCAGTAGAAGTAATCTTAAGCCAGTCATTATCAAGTGTACTTTGTTGTGTGACATTTATAGTTCTTGAGCCTCCAGTATGTGTCAAATGAAAATATGCACCTTGATAGCCATCTCCATCAAAAGTGACTGTATTATCAGAACCACTTATGTTCATATAGTTTGTAGCTAAGTCTTGGTCTATAGAAGAGGTTATGCTGTTGTTTGAACCATTTATAGTCCAATCTAAATCTAGTGTTGATGCCATCGCATTAGTAGCTTGATTGAAAATAAAAGCATTAGAAGAGCCTGATACATTAACATTTAGATTAGAACTGTCTGCGCCATAGGTATTGTCAGGGTCTGTCTGCATAGCAAATGTATTCGAATCTCCAGTAAATTCAAAAAACCCTGTATAGCTATCTGCATATATATCACCTCTAAATAAATTAGAATTTCCTAGTTGATTAATGTCTAAAGTCATTGTTGCACCATCTAAATCTAAGGCTGTCATAGAACCAGCAGTTGCAGTTGAACCACCAATTAAGTTTCCAGAACCTAATTGCTCTATATCTAAATTAGCTGTAGCTCCAGTTTGGTCAATAGATATTTCATTGTCTGCAACAAAAATATTTATTGATAACAAAAATATAACTGGTAATAATTTTATCATTCCTTATAACTCCAAAAATTTTTCTGAATTCCTTTTTCTATTGTAGCTAATATTGCTTCTTCTATAGCGGACTGCAATGCTATCGTGACGCTTTCATTTTCTACATCACCATTTTCTATTTCAATTAGCTCTGTTCTATTTTCTATAAATCTAAATCCATCTTGATTTGTGCCAACACTAAGAATACTTTTTGTTATTGAAACTTCTATCAAAACTCTACCTGTTAGCACAGATACAGTTCTTAATGATAAAGTCACAGTATCTTGTTTATATTCTTTTGAAGCGCCAATACCTAATAACCTTGCACCTCTACCACCGCTTCTTGTATTAGTTTCATAACCTATTATTGCGCCTTCCATTATCAAACCTGCAAACATTAAAGGCTTGAGCTTTTGTGGGTCATCAAAAGATTCTCTTGTGCTTCTTATAAGCTGTCTTTCTTTTGTAAGATTATCTAAACCCACTCTCTCTACAACTTCAAAAAACTCACCACCCGCAACCTCTTTCAATGTTTTTATAAGTAAAACATAAGGTGCTTGTGTGACTGCTGTGCTGAATGTTGCAAAGCTATTATTACTTCTTCTTTGTCCAGTTTGGTCTGTAAATGAAGTTGGATATACAGCAACTATAGGTTTTTTTACAGCAGGTAATGTTTCGGTTATAGCTTTGTTTATTACTCCAACTCTTTCAGGATACTTAGAAATCTCTTGATTAGGCAAAGCATCATCATAAAAAACAGTACAACTAGAAAGTAAAACTATTGAGAGGAAAAGTAATAACTGTTTGTTTATTATCTTCATTTGTGACTGTCAATGTAATGTTTGTAGTATCTACTTTATAATCAATAGTGTTCCCCTCTAGCTCTATTGTTCCATTATCTTGTGGAGTCTCTCCAAATAATTTTTCTACAAGTTGTTGCGAAAGCTTGGCATAAACTCTTGTTTCAAAGTTTCTTATAAATCTAGCTGTCGTTGTATTTTGTTCATCTCTTTCTGCTTGCTCTACTAGAGCCTCTAGTTCTTCTTGAATAGTTTTGTATCTAGTGTGTTCTTGATTTTCTATTGTTAAATAATGTTGAGATGTATTGACTCCCGAAAAGCTAGGAGATTTAAACTTAAAAGTCATTTCACTAGCTAGTGCAAGATTTACACAAAAAGCTATAGTGATAAATAATCCAACATACATACAAATAATTAAAGCTAAATCTTTTTGTTCTGCTTTTTTTCTAGCAGCTACTTCTGCATTAGAAGGTCTGCCTCTTTTTCTTTTAATCTTTTCTTTGGTCATCTCTTTCTGCCTTTGCTATTTTATCTTTCTGTACTAATTGTGGCACGCCTAACATAGTCTTTAGTAAAGTATCTTGTCTTATTATCTCATTGTCTACACTTCTTACTCGGTCTATAAGCGATACTAAAATACCTTGTTGTGCATCTAATTTAGTTTGTAGTCTATCTTCCATAGCTTTTAGTTGTTCGTTCACTTTATCATCAACTACATCTATTTTAGATTCCATACCATCTATAATTCTATTTATTAGTTTCCAAACAAATATACCAAGACCCAAAGCTGCAGCTATTGGAAATCCTAGTTCTGTTATTAATTGTACTGCCTCACTCATTTGTTATAGGAACAAAAACTCCTGACTCTATTAGTCTCGTTCTATTTGCCATATGTACTGCCTCTATGGC